AACCAATTAGCAATAAATGAGGAATCTGTAGTCGCAATCTTAAAAGGTATCTACGCTTGTAATGGGACGATAGATACAAAGGGACCAAGAATTGAACGACAAGCACGAGAGATTATAGCGTTTACAACACGCCATTTTCCTCAAACTCGTGATCAACCTTGGAGAAAAGTGTTTGAAAAGTTGTTTCCATATTCAGAAGAAAATCTGTCTGAATATGCAACAAAAATTCATAAGATAATAATGGAAAAATTATCCCAAGAAATTGGGTTAAATAATCTAATAATGGCGAATAAAACAACACTCGCAAATGATTTAATTGATTTATATACCGTAATACAAATGCCTGTAATGCAAGAGGGAAGTCATAAAAAAGGATCAAATATTGGAAAGAATCGAAATGCAAAAAGAGGTTTAGCTTCGCGTGCGAAGGCAGCGAAAAGAAACGTAAACCCAGTTGCAGATTTTGCCAATAGTGAATTTATTTATGCCCGAGATCTAGCAATAGGTGTTAAAATGGGTGATGTAGATGATTGGTTTTTTGAAGGATATTGTAAAACCCTAGGATTAGAACCAGGAATGATGTTAAATTATGTTAGCAGTGAAAAAAGAATGCCTGGATATGACGATCAAACTGATAGTTATTTAAATGATTTAAGACGACAAATGACCTTAGATATACAAGATACATTTGCAGGTTTAGTTGATTCAGATAACCCATTTAACGATGATCAACTTGATTATTTAGCGAAAGAACAAGAACAAAATACATCTTATGGATATAAAATGAGTAACAGACGATTAACACGTAAAGTACAAGCATTACGATGGGAAGATGATGAAGATTTTAAAGAAGAAAGTGGAATCCGATTCATCCGAACTGAAAGTGCTCATATGAATGTGATAACAATGCAAACAAAGTATAGTGATACTCATTTAATGAAAATATATCAAACGCATCCTCTACCATTACATAATCATGAATTTCATGTCGAATTACCAGAGATATATAGGCAAACTAATATACCTCGATTATTAGAATTAACATATAAAGAAAACCATATAATGACGTTTTCTTTAGCACGTGTATTAGCAAGTTACCAACTTGATGAACAAATACAATTTGTTTTTCATTATGATAATAGATTTGACCCACCAGAATGGGTAAAAGAATTGCTACAAATAAATAAAGTTCGATTAGAAATTCCTAAAGAAAAAATTTCAAAATCAGAGATAATGAAAGAATTAAGACAAGAGTCAATATTTGGGAATCGTAATAACGATTTAACACAAATGATGCACTTAATCCGAGTTCAATCTGATCTCTTTGATGAGTATAGAAATTCTCAATATCAGCAAAATGTATTGTTATTGGATCAAATAAGGAAACTAACTGAAGAAGTAAACCTTCTTAAGTATGGCGACCAAGTTAGTGACAATGAAAATATAGTTGATGAATTACTATCTTATGAGGCACCTATAATAGAAACACCTATCGTAGAGAGACCTATTGAAGAAGAAAAAAGAAAAGCAAAAAAGAAAACTAATAAAGCAGTAACTGAAATAACAACAGTGATTCGATTAGATAATAAAGAATATGATTTACCTAAAGATACTTGTTCAGCAATGTTCCAAAAAGGATATTGCACATACAAGAACTCATGTAAACATGCATCATCTCATAATAAAGCTCGAAAATTATATGACGATTGGCATATGACAGCAAATGGATTTCCATCAGGTTGTTGTAAATCAATGTGTTTAACTGGAGAGTGTAAATTTGGAGATAAATGTAAGTGGAAACCAAAACATGAAATATCACATAAGTTTTTCATAAACCCAATTAAAAAAGAATCCGTGTTGCCAGGATCCGTACAATGTGACTATCCATTTAATGAAAGAAAATCGATAGCTATATTTGTTGGAACACCGGACAAAGCTAAGTTAAATGCA